CAGCAGGTAAGGGCAGTCGGTTCCCGGTCAGAGCAGACGAAGGCGATCCTCGCTCAAAGTTCCTGGAAGATACGCAGAATATGTACATGAGCGACGAGCAGCGCAAACTGAGCGCGTGATCCCGGGCCCGGCAACTACCAGACAGAAAAACAGGAGAGACTGATCATGAGCCAACTCGACTACAATGACCTGCAGGCATCCGTTCAAGGCGGGCTGGCAGACGCCGGCGAGACAGACATCGTCAGCGGCGTATCCGCTGCCATCGTCCAGTTTGGTGTCGGTCTCGCGAAGGCGGCAACCGGACTAGTTTCTGTGCCAGCAGCCGCCGGTTTCGCATTTGCCGGCATCTCGATCATGAAACACAAGGCACAGGGAAATGCTAACGCTCTGGCACAGTATGAGATCGGGCAAGCTATTCCGATGCTCAAACGAGGGCGCATCTGGGTTAACGCTGAAGTCGCAGTTAACCCGACACTACCCGTGTTTATGCGGCACACTGCTGGCACCGGGCCTAATCCTGGAGACTTCCTCGTCACAGCCGATACGGCCACTGCCGACGACATCTCCGCCTTTGCCTCATGGGTCAGCGTCAATACGGTAGCTGGTCTGGCAGAGCTGGAAGTTAACTTCCCGTAAGCGACGGGCTGAACCGAACGACCTAACGAGCAACCGACAGAGGGGCACGACATGACAACTCAATTCGTAAGCGACGGGCTAAGGGCCATCGAGGAGAAACTCGGTTCCCGCCTCGATCAGGGCGAGTCAGCCTTCTTTGAGCGTCAGCTCGAGTCGGTAGAATCTCGACTCTACGAGAAGAAACTCCGCGAACTGAAGTACCGAAGTCTGATCCCGATCTCGAACCGGGATGGCGAAGGCGCCGAGACGATCACGTACTACCTGTACACCAAGATCGGCATGGCAAAGATCATCGCCAATCCTTCGGATGACCTGCCGCGGTCTGACGTATTCGCATCGCGTTTCACCCAGAAGGTACACGTCCTGGCGACATCATTCGGTTACTCCACCCAGGAGTTACGCGCCGCACGCTTCGCAGGGGTAGCCCTCGAGTTGTTCAAGGTAGACGCCAGCAGGCGGTCTATCCGAGAGAAGGAAAATGGCATCACATGGTTAGGCGACACCAACCACGGCATCGTCGGCCTGTTCGCACACCCGAACATCCCGAGCGTACAAGCGCCGCTTGACGGAACAGCGACGACCCGGAACTGGTCAGGAAAGACTGCTGATGAAATCATCGCAGACGTAAGACTCCTGACATCTGGCATCCGCCAGGCCACTAACGGTGTACACGAAGCCAATACCATGGTGCTGCCTATCTCGCAGTACGACATCATCGCCAACACTCCACGTTCGACGATCTCTGATACCACGATCCTCGAATTCATCACGAAGCCAGGAAACAGCTTCGGGTTGACCCTGGTGACCTGGCTGGTCGATATCTTAGGCCAGGGGACGGGTGCTACTGACATGGCAATGGCATACGAGCGTGATCCAGAAGTGCTGGAACTACGCATCCCCATGGAAATGCGGACACATCCTCCACAGATGAAGAACCTCGAGTTCATCATTCCAGTGGAAGCAGAGAACGGCGGTACGGTAGTGCGCTACCCGCTGGCCTGCCGCTTCTTGTACGGCATCTAATTCACTAGCGCACAGCGACTAAAGAGTGGTGACCCTCCGGGTAAAACCGGAGGCGAACCTTTAACCCAGGAGATGATATGAGCAAGATCTTATACCTTGACGAAGCCAGGCAGCACACCTTATCTGCTGGTCCAGAGCACTTGTTACGACTTGTCCCGGGTCGCAACGTGGTCGAAGATGAGACGTTTGAAGCCGTACTCGGAAGTCGTGCGAGAGACGAGAAAACCTCCCGCCTGGAAGACATGATCGAAAAAGGCATCATCACCGTCGCCGGTGATACAGTCGATATCTCGAAGATGAAGGTTCCTGAAGCTCTGAACACAATCGAGCTGGAGACCACGGCTGAGGGATTATATGATCTGTTGCAGCAAGAGGAGGACCGTAAAGACACCAGAAAAACGGTTGTCGAGGCCATCACTGCCGCAATTGAATCTATCGAGAAACCAGTTATTCCTGAAAACGAGTAATCCCCATGGTGGCCTTGACGACGCTTAAAGATGTCAAGGCCATCGCTCGGGCTGATGACACTATTCAGGCCCTCCACGAGACAGACACCGCATTCGTTAACGCCCTCGCTCTCGCAGACCAGATCATAAAAGACACATACTTCGGAACCCTGACGAAGGATGCTCAGACATACTATGTCGCGCACATCCTGGCGTTGGCAGCCACGGAGGCAGGCGGAAGAGGACCTCTATCGTCAGAGAGTATTGGCGGCGTTACGCAGAGCTTTACCCTTCCATATTTGAACCAGCGCACTGTCATCGCATCTACGCAGTACGGGCTGATGTTCCTTGAATTACGGAATCACGTGAACGTGCCGGCCATGGTGATCAAACCAACCTGATGATCAAGGGCAGTGCCACGGTCGAGGAGAAGGACCTCGGAATGAAGGCCCTGAAGAGACGACTGGCAAACGAAGCGTCACACGTTGATATCGGGATCCAGGCAGACGAGGACGAGAAGCTGATCGTGATCGCGGCCGCCAACGAGTTCGGTGCCACCATCAATCATCCGGGTGGAACCTCCTACGGATACGCCACACCAGAAGATGCCAGGAAGCGCAGGATGCGGTTCTTGAAAGGAGGATCAGGATACCGCGTGATCGGGATCACCGGTCCTCACACCATCACCATCCCTGCCAGGCCATACTTACGTTCGACCATGGATGAGAATCAGGACCGATACTTCGCCATCTCAAAAAAGCTCGTCGGACAGATCGTCTCAGGGGAACAGACGAAGGGAGGGGCTCTCGAGATCATGGGCCAGTTGATCGAGGGGGACATCAAGCGCAAGATCATCACGCTGAGGAGCCCACCGAATAAAGCGGCAACGATCAGACGTAAGGGATCAGACAACCCATTGGTCAATACCGGTCTCCTGGGCGGATCGATACGATTCATCGTTAAAGCGGAAGGGGAGGAATGATCAATGTCAGCGGTCGATGTCATCAAAAGGAAGGTAAAGGATTACACGCTCACTCGGGCAAGCTCGCCGACGATCGTAGACGGTGTTAGCACACCAGGAACACCGGTAACCAGTGTGATCAAGGCTTACATCCAGCCTATGACATCGAAGGACCTAAGAAATCTTCCGCAAGGGCAGAATGCCGGTGAATGGATAAACATCTGGACCGAGAATCCGATACAGATCATCGATGAGGTACCGTTCCGTGGAGTGCAGTTTACTGTACAGCGTGTATCACTTTGGGATGACGGACCGTTCTACATCGCCAACGCCAACCACACATACGACACGCTATGACAAAGCGCCCTTGTCATCTACACTACTAACATGAAATAGAACAAGGCAGGAGGACGGATGAGCTGCTGCATTAGGTGATAGCGATAAGTCGTTCATTGTTCCAACAGGAAGGAGATACCGGCTTTTATACGGTCAGATAACACTGACATCGACGGCCGTAGTTGGAGACAGGAGAATCGCTATAGAAATCATCGATGCTGCTTCCAACATCGCGTACAAATCTATCTCTGGCGCGGTACAAGCTGCATCGCTGACCAACGAATACCACCTCACGGTTAACCAGTCTCGTGAATTGGCATTCATCGCCGGACACATAGCGGTACCGGTTCCTCAAGAATTGATATTGTTGCCAGGATGGTCGTTCAGAGTTTATGACACGGTAGCCGTTGATCCAGCAGCTGACGACATGATCGTAAACCTCGTAATTGACGAACGCAGCATGACAAGGGCAGATCCTGATTCGGGATGATCAATGGCCGTCACCGTCACAACTGACTTCGAGGCCAATCTCAGGACTATCCTGAACTGGCTCGAAATCTATACCGGCGTCGGATCAGGGAAAGTAATCTGGCTAAATCAGGAGATCCCAAGGCCAGCTAAACCATACGCCGGGATCCTGATAATGAACCTTGGGCTTCGGTTTGGGTTCGACCACACGGATCAGCAATTCGATATCCCGACGAACAAGGTCCAGAGACAAACGTCAGGCCCCAGGCAGATCGTTGCGCAGTGCGAGGTCTATTCGGACCCACCTGTGACCCTTGCTGGACTGGACGCCGCTCAGAGGCTTGAGAACGCCCTGTTAGCATTAGATACCGAGGAGGTGCGCGACACCTTCCGGGCTGCTAAGATTGGGATGCTGACGCACGGGCAGATAAACCGGTTTGACGAGCAGTTCGGGGATCGGTGGGAAAGACGGGCTCAGGTCGACGTTAACTTCACCTACAGCGGTGAGACTTTCGATGACGGCGGTGGCAGCACCGGAGACTGGGTCGAGACGGTACAAACCCCGTCCGAGTCGAACGGCAACTTAATCATCAGCGAGTGACCGAGCCATGACCGAAACAACCGATGTCGTAAACGTAACAGTCAACGTAGCAGACACGAAGATCACCAGGTTAGGATTCGGCGTTCCCTTGATCTTTGATCTCGTCGAGAACACCGTCTTCACCCCGAGGACAAAATCATATGCAGATTTGATCGCAGTATCTGCTGACTTTGCTACCACCACGAAAACATACAAGGCTGCGGCCGCTGTGTTCGCGCAGACCAGGGCACCAACATCTATCAAGATCGGTCGACAGGAGACTGGAGACGCGAATATCACTGCTGCCCTCAATGCGATTGAAGCAGAAGATTCAGATTGGTATTGCCTGCTGACCCCGAAACGGGTATCGGCCGACATTCAGGAGATCGCACTCTGGATCGAAGGCAAGACCAAGATATATATTGCCAACAGCCAGGACGCAGATGTGCTTACAGTCGTGACATCCGACATCGCTAGTGTGCTGCAGGCTGCCAGCTACAATCGCACGGCCTACTTGTGGCACCACAAGAGCGGCGTTGATGTCACCGGTGCGGTGTACAGCATCACATCCAATGTGATCACGGTTACCCAGGCTTTACATAATCTCGAAGTCGGAGATCCAGTCACTTTCGCAGGATCAAGCGGGGTATCGATAGACGGCAACAACACCGTCGCTTCTGTAATCGATGCGAACAACTTCACCTGCGCCACAACGGCTGCGGATGATGTTACTTCTCCGACAGTTAATTATTTTTCAAACTACACATTCCCGGAGTGTGCATGGGCAGGATTAATGCTGCCATCGGACCCTGGAAGCGAGACGTGGAAATTCAAACAGCTCACCGGTATCGCTGCAGCCAACAAGACAGATATCTTACCAAGCGAAGAAGCAACCGCACTCGGCAAGAACGCAAACCTGTACACACCGCTGGCAGGGACAGGGCATACCCATGAGGCCGTCATGGCATTCGGACGATTCATCGATATACAGCGCGGCATCGACTGGCTCGAGGCCACCATGGGCGAGACGATAGCGGCCAGGCTGCTAAAGGAACCCAAGATCCCATACACGGACGCGGGCGCCGGCATCATCCATGGCGAGATCGTGACCGTTATGGATCAGGGGATCAGGAACGACTTACTGGGACCGCTGCTCGACAACTCTGGCGACTTTTACCGGATCACGATTCCGAAGGTTGCTGATCAACTGACTGCTGACAGGACGAGCCGATACTTTCCTGGCATCGTCGTATCCGCGCAGTTGGCAGGAGCCATCCACTCGCTCGCCATCACCGTCAACGCTCAAGTCTAAGGGGTAAAACATGGCAGACAGAATCGACACATACGACCCGAAGGACATCATCATCACCGTTGCCGGAGCCATCATTACCGGATACGCGCAGGACACATTCGTGCAGGTAGACCGGGAATCGAACCAGGTCGAGGACGAGGTCGGCGCAGAAGGGGACGTGGCACGCAGGATGACGAACGACAAGCGCGGCAGCATCACCATTACATTGCTGCAAACCAGTCCGGCAAACCTTATCCTGTCCGGCCTTGCCAGGGTCGACCAGCTAAGCGGAGATGGGATTTTCCCGGTCCTGGTGAAGGATAACCGCGGCAACGACCTGCATGTCGCTCCGAATTCATGGATCCAGAAGATGCCACAGACATCATACCGGGCCGGAATCGAGACCAGAGAGTGGGTCATTCGTACCAGCAACCTGCAGATGATAGTCGGAGGCGCAGCTTAAAACCGAAATGCTCGAACAGAAGACAGTACAAATCGGAGACACAGAGTTCGTCATCCAGCAGCTTCCGGCAACGAGAGGGATGGAGGTCGGGATCCACATCACCAAGATCATCATGGGTGCTGCGGACGGGATAGACAGCATCAAAGACAGTGATCAGATCCTCGATGCAGAGTACAACCCTGCGAAGATGGTCCAGGGGTTGATGGGACAGATCGACGAGCGCGGGACCCCGGCTTTCGTCAAACAATTAATTCAGGAGAGCATGATCAGGCCCGATGTGAGTAGCGGTTTCTCAGACTGGTACGAGTCTCACTTCTCGGCAAACTTCGACGATCTGTACGAACTGGTGTCTGCCATCATTGAGCACAACGGGTACGCAGACATGGTTAAAAAAAAATTACAGGGGATTATGGATATGTTCTCAGAGGGCGATGGGAAGGAGGAGGAATCCACCCCTTCCTGAGAAGGCCAATAGTATCCAACCTCTGCACCCTACACGAAGCCCAGACGGTATACACAATCTGGGACATGCTAGACTTCAACCTCACCCTCGACGACATATCACGAGAAGCTGAGGATCACTAAATGCCAGTCCTGCGCGAAGTCGTAACCCGGTTCAAGTTCGAGACCGACAAGAAGGGCGTCGATCAGTTCGAGCGCACGATGCGGAAAATGAGGAGCGGAACCAGGCGCCTCGCTAAGTTGTTCGGAATATCGCTCGGGGTCGCCGGCGTCACCGCGATGGGGAAGCTCGGCATCTCAATCGAGCGAGCCCGGTTCAACATGGAGCGGTTCACCGGACTGAGCACAGCACAACTCGAACAACAGCTGCTCTCTGTTCAGAGAAGTCTTGATCAGATCAGACGTGGGTTTGGCACCAAAATAACAGGCAAGGACTTCTTCTCCGCTGGCACAGAATTTTTCCAGATATTCGGTCGTGGTGAAGGAAAGATGGAATCCTTCAAAAGGACTTTCGAGCTTGCCGCGAAACTATCCCTGCTGACCGGCAAGAACGTAAAAGACCTATTCTCCAGCATCACACAGGGAATCGAATCCGGTAACTTCGGATTCCTGGCAGACGTTCCAGGATTTACCAAGACAAGGATTCAGAACCTGCAGGACCAACTCAACGCCATCGCACCAGGCGGAGAGTTCACCAGCGGCATCGGCAGAGCGCAGCGGCTGAACGCGTTCCTTAGAAACACCGGACGATCAAGCGGCGTCATCAGCAGGAACCTCAAAGCGATCCCTGATGCCGTGTTCGAGGCAGATAGGGCAGCTGCCAGCTTTAAGAAGACGATGGACAACCTATCTGAGTCGTTAACCAAACTGCTCGTTCCTGCATTAAACAAACTTAACATCCTGCTCGACAAGATCGTCGTCACGAGCGACAAGGCGAAAAAGAGCGGCATGTTTAAATCGTTTATCGAGGATCCCGCTGTTGCTGGTGGTAGAGCCATTGGTCTCCCTGAAAACGTAATCAAGACGAGCGTCGAAGCTGGAAAACTCGGCAGAAACATCCTCAGCGCCGTGTTCAACATAAACGTGACAGCGAGCGGAGACGACAAGATAGCCGGCGAGGTCAAGCGTGTGGTATCAGGTATAGTCAGAGACGCATCGCGAGAGATGGTCCAGACGGAGGACAGATAAGTGGCTGTATCGATACTTGGATTCCAGACCATAACGAAGGTCAAGATCGGGACAGTCGAGCTTGACGCGTCGCTCAGCGAGGACCACAGGTTCCCTGCACAGTTGACCGAGAATCCGGTAGAGGATGGGACTGTGTTCACAGACCACGTCGTACTGCAGCCTACTACGCTGCAGATCGAGGGAAGGATCTCTGATGCTACTCAGTCGCTTGTAAGCTTCCGGGGACCAGGAACTTCGGCTGACGCATTCAAATCCCTCGTTGCCTTGCAAAAGGGCAGGGAGACGTTCCGTGTCGTTACCAAGATTGCCGTCTATGACAGGATGATGTTCGAGGAGCTATCTGTCCCGAGAACAGCTCTGGACGGACGCTCGATCAGGTTCACTGCGAGATTGAAGGAGATCCTTGTGGTGGGAGATACTGCTGCGACGAACCGTGACAGGATCGCGGACGGCGTTAAACACACAGCCCTCAAAGTCAGGAGCAACGGTATCGTGACGAAGATTCCGGTATGAACGTCTTCATCATCCCAGTAAGCGACACCATCGATCCGTTCGATCAGCAAACTGAACTCGACGGCGTCATATACGACATGACATTCCGGTGGAACTCAAGGGACAGGTCATGGCATATGGACGTCGGTCGGGACGGCATCGTCCTGGTCAGCGGAGTGAAGCTTATAGAAACGTCAGACGTGCTGTCTCAATACCAGAGAATAAACGGACTTCCCGTGGGAGTTATGTCAGTAGTCGATCTTGACGGACTCGGCGCCGACCCTGATGACGTCAACTTCGGCGACCGGGTCGTAATGCAGTACACCGAGACGGTATGATATTCGACCGCGTCGCAGAGGTGGCATTCAAGGGCGTGGATCTGAATCCAGTGACAGACCTGCGGATACAGTTCTCACTCGAGAAGAACGATACCGTGAAGTTCAACAGCGGACGGATCACAATATTAAACCTGTCATCAAACGCCAGAAACCTGCTGGCCAGGCCACACCATCTCAGCAGACCCATGGCTGAGCCAGTGATTACCGTGTCATTGTCAGCAGGATACAGGGGAAACCAGGTCAGAATGTTCGCCGGCGACATTATCACGGCGATCAACTCAAGGAAGGGGCCAGACTGGATCACGACGATGGAATTATTCACAGGATACAACGCTGCCCAGAAGGGAGTCACGGTTGAGAGTATCGATGGGACGACTCCTGCAAGCGTAATCGTGAATCGGGTACTGGCGCCTATGCTGCTCGATATCAGGATCACGGACGAGGCTGCAACCAGACTCAAGAACAAGAAGGTCTCGTCATACTCAGCTTCAGGATTATCGTTCAGGGTAGCCGCAGACTTCTTATCACGGTACGGGTTGGCGTTCATGATCGACGAGGATGGACAGGGGCTTGTCTACGTCGACGACAGGGCGATGGATCCGAACAGTGGGAAGACAACGTCGAATACGTTCTCGCCGGAGACCGGCCTGATCGGGACACCAGAGATCACTTACACAGGGGTAAATGTTAAATCACTATTGCGGCCACAGATGAAGTTGTTCCAGAAGTTCTTCGTCGAATCTGACACGATAAGCAGGACGCTGCAGGCAGGTGGAGGCAGCGTCAACAACGAGTACCACGCAAAGAAGATCGCTCACATCGGAGATACCAGGGGGGAAGAATGGTACACCGAGGTCAGCGGGGTCTACTCAAACCTTATTGAAGAAGACTATCAGAGCTTGGCTCCGTAATGTCAGAGACCCCCACCTTAGCCAGGCTGATCGAGCAGGCGTTCGTCGAGATGTCCGGAGAGTTGCGCGTTTGCCTTCCAGGCAGGATTCACAAATACGATCCAGACACGCACATCGCGTCTATACAACCCCTGATCAAGAGACGGTTCTACGGAGCCTCACAGGCGACTCTGCTGCCCATCGTTAACAAAGTGCCGGTATTGCACCCCAGAACCGGAAACGCGCTCATACGGCTTCCTGTGGCCCGTGGGGACATTGTGACGGTGGTCTTCTCAGACCGATCCATGGAGGCGTGGCTGCAGGGGGATGGAACTGAGGCTGAGGCCCTGGACACGCGCCAGCACCATCTGAGTGACGCCTATGCCATTCTGGGAGGATATCCGGAGGGGAAACCGATAACGGCAGATAATCCTAACGCACTCGAGCTTCACGTGGAGCCAGGGACGAAGGTCACCCTTGGAAACGGGACCGATGAGCTGCTGGCCATCGCGTACAACGCGTTCGTCAAGCTGAGCGAGCTGACCGCTCAGGTATCCCAGACCATGACAGACATTCAGGCAATCACACACACCGAGACCGGAGCCGTCACATCAACGCCAATCAACTCCGCCTCATTTGCTACCATTAAAACTGCGGTCGACGGGATTAAGACTTCTGTCGATGCAGAAGTAACTAAACTCGGAAATATAAAAATCTGATGGCACACGTTGATCTCAAGTTCACGAACGACCTTACTCTCGAAAAAGGGGACCTCGTACTGTTGAACCACAACGACGCCCAGGGACAGGCCATCCGGGACAGGCTGGCGACATTCATGGGGGAATGGTTCCTTGACCTCGAGTTCGGGCCTGACTACAGGAACGACATACTGGTCAAGAATCCGAGGCTGGACATCATCACGTCCATCCTGAAAGACGAGATCCTGAAATCCCTCGAGAATGGAGGCACCTTTACGGAGTTCGACGTCACGATAGACAGCAAGCGCAAGATGACGATCAGCTACACCGTCAACACGACGGGCGCAGTCCTGAGTGATACGATCACGATATAGAAACGAGGAGACGTTATGCCATTCGGACTCACATCAACAGGATTCGTAAAGAAACAGCTTACCGACCTGAAGTCTGAGCTTGAAGCTGCTCTCCGTGTATCGTTCGGCGCCGGCATCAAGACCACACCGGACACACAGTTCGGAAAGTTGATCGGCATCATATCTGACCGGTACGAGGAGGTGTGGGCGCTGGCACAGGCAATATACAACGCACAGTATCCAAACTCGGCAAGCGGTACCTCTCTGGCAAGGATCGGAGAGATAACAGGTATCGCGCCGAACGCCGCAACGAAATCTACATCGAACGTGTACCTAGCCGGGACTAACGCTACGCTTGTTACTAAAGATTCGATCATCGCTACCCAGGATGCTGGGGACCAGTTCCAACTCGACGCAGACATCACACTGTCTGGATCAAACTTCTCCGTTACCGGCATCACCAGAATAGGGTCGACGGTCTCGGTAAATGCGGTAGGACACGGAAGGGTAGTCGGGGACTGGGCGTTCATGAACAATGCCGATCAGACCGAATACAACATCCTGCATCAGATCACCGTCGTGGTTGACGTGGATAACTACGAGTACCAGATCACGACAACGCCTACGACGCCGGCCACGGGAACGATTGATGCTGATCCGGCGACGCCAGGAACAGTGACTGCTATTAGCACTGGACCGATCCAGGCGCTCGCTGGAACACTTAACCAAATCATCACGCCAACCCCAGGATGGACACGAGTTGAAAACTTCGCAGACGCCACAAAAGGGGCTGACGCAGAGACGGATGCATCGTTCCGAACCAGGAGGGTCGCGGCATTATTGGGATCAGGTAGCGCTACTCTTGAAGCAATCCGTGGTGCCCTTCTCACGATAACGAGCGTCACCCAGGCGATAGTGTTCGAGAACGTGACGGACGTAACCGATGTCAACGGAAGACCACCTCATTCGGTTGAAGCCCTTGTGGTCGGCGGAGTTGATCAGGAGATATTCGATGAACTGTTCAATAAGAAGTCGGCAGGCATCGAGACGTTCGGCAGCACATCCGGGACATCAGTAGATAGCCAGGGAAACAGCCACACGATCAGCTTCTCCAGACCTACAACAATATCGATATATTTAGAGCTTGATCTGACCGTCGATGCCAACTATCCGGCTGACGGAGATACCCAGGTACAGACCCGCGTGCTCGCCTACGGAGACGCACTTCAGATAGGAGAAGATGTGATCGTCAACCCGGTCCTGATCGCTTCTTTCGCAGACGTTCCTGGGATCACTGACGTGGTAGTACGGATCGGTACGGCTCCTAGCCCTACGATTGATAACAACATCATCATTCAGGCAACTGAGATCGCTGACTTCGACAGCGCCAGAATCACGATCACCCAGATATAACAATGTGATAAAAATGGCATAACAATGGCAATAAAACAGATCACAGACCATCAGACGCTTGCTAAAGATCGTCTTCCTGGATTCATGCAAGGGAAGACCAATATCGAGGCCCTGCTAGATTCATTTGTTAATGAGGCTCAGAACATCGAGACGATGTTGTTCCAGCTGCTCGATCAGCGTCACCTCACGGTTGCAGCAGGAACACAGCTCGACGGAATCGGAGAGATCGTCGACCTGGCCAGAACGCCAACCGAGACAGACGGGAACTACAGGACCAGACTTATAGCGCGTGCTGGCGAACTTGCGAAAGGTGGGGAGATAGAAACCCTGCTGACGGCATTCATAAATCTCGCTGGAGTATCCGGAACAGACACCCTCGATCTTGCAGAGATAACCCTGGCAACGGTCATCATGACGTGGATCAGCGACGACCTGGATCCACAAGACCCGATGCTGAACTCGTTTCAGGAATGACCGCGGTCCGGGCCGGTGGTGTACGATTGGATCTGATACGAAACGAACTAACGAACAACTTCCAGTTTTCAGATGAATCAGAAGTTGTAGGTGGCAATGGGCCAATCGACCCACTCCACGGGTTTGGAGATGAAGCCCTCACAGACGGCGGACAATTAGGTAGGAGAATCTGATGGCAAATAAACCAAACCTTCCGTTGTGGATACCGAACGGAGAGGCCGCGAGGATTACAGATCCTGGGCTGGCAAAGCGAGATCTTGGATTCGTTTACCAGGAGAAGCCACCGTTCCAATACTTTAATTGGGCACTGTACAACTTGAGCCAATGGCAGCTCGGTCTTCAGGGTTCGTACTTCGATATAATTGTCGGATCATCGGCACAAGTCACAGCAAACGAAGCAACAAATGTCATTGCTGATCTAGACGATACGTTGGTACTGGCAGGATCACGTGTGATGATCCTTGATGGTACTCATACATTATTGGCTAACCTGGCACTGGCTAATGCCGACATCATGATCGTAGGAGAGAGTCCGCTGGCGATCATAGCTGTATCGACATTCCAGATGTTGATGACTGGAGCAAGGCAACAGATCAATCTTCGCGTTACCGGTGCGGGAGCGAACGACGTTCAGGTGTCTGCGGCCGGAACGCACTTTGAAGGCATCGATATCGATATCGCTTCTGTGCAGGTCACAAATGGCGCCACGGCCCGTACCAGCGGAATTCTCGGTGGAGTTAAGATCTCTACCGGAGCTATCAGTGACAACATCATGATGGCCAGGAAGACCTCTGAGGATTTCACCGGGCAAAAGAACTTCAGTCCATCTGCTGCACTTACATGGGGAGCGAATGTGGCATGGAACCTGAATACACAACAGGTAGCCAATCTCACGTTGACAGGCGTTACAGCGCAGCTAGATAACCCGACCAACATCAAAGACGGAGGGACCTATGCCATCAGGATATCTCAGGATGCCACAGGAGGACGGGCGTTAACGTTCGGCACAAATTACAAATGGGTCAACGGATCGGCACCAACTATTCCGCAGGGAATAAATGAATATATGTGGATTTCATTCTTCGGTAATGGAACCGTGATGGATGGGGTTGGTCAAGGGCCGTTCTCATAATGCTAATCAGACCAGTTATGTTTCGCAGCGGAGGACTGGTCAGAGGATATACCAGTGGTGGTGGGACATATACTGACGTAATCGATAAATTCCCATTTTCTTCTGATACCAATGCTACTGACGTTGGGAATCTAACGGTGGCGAGAAACACACCAGGTGGACAGTCTTCAAAAAGTTACGGTTATTCATCAGGAGGGTGGAACGGAGCAAATTCTGACGTAATCGACAAGTTCCCCTTCGCAACCGATGCCAACGCCACTGACGTAGGGAATTTGACAGTACCCAGAGCTAATGTGACAGGACAATCGTCACTAGACAACGGTTATACCAGCGGGGGTCTCGTCGGTACTACAAAGCAGGACATCATCGATAAATTCCCATTTGCAACCGACGCCAATGCTACCGATGTAGGAAACTTGACAGATTTAAGACATCTGTGTGCTGGTCAATCATCAGACATAAGTGGATATACCAGCGGTGGAATTGGGAACACAGGTACTGACATCATCGACAAGTTCCCCTTCGCAACCGATGCCAACGCCACTGACGTAGGGAATTTGACAGTAGGTCGATATTCTGTCTCAGGCCAATCGTCTTTAATATCAGGATATACATCTGGCGGGCAGACCGGACCCTCTGACGTAATCGACAAGTTCCCCTTCGCAACCGATGCCAACGCCACTGACGTAGGGAATTTGACATCATTAAGAGCAGATACAGCAGGGCAATCGTCATCAAATAATGGTTATGTAAGTGGGGGGAATGGACCTCTTGATATTATCGAAAAGTTCCCATTCGCAACCGACGCCAACGCTACCGATGTTGGGAATTTAACGGTGGCGAGAAACAATGCATGCGGTCAACAATTCTAGGAGAAAAAATGAAAGCCCTGTCTCTGTTTAAAGACAACAAAGTAATGTCTTTCGGCAATAAATCATTAGAAGATAATCTGATTCTTGCTGAAAAAGTCATCCATGACATGAATGATGCTTTCAGAATAAATAACCACTCGAACACGCAGTTCGCCTGGACCAGGTTCGTCCTCATACATGAAGGAGGACTCAGAAACGCCAGGCAGATTACTGCCGAGATCAATAAGAAGTCATTAGCACTGCACGAGGCAAAGCACAGGCACGCAAGACAGCTGGTCGAACTTGAGATCATGGAACTTGAGGTGAATAAGGGACGCCATATTGATCGTAAACTCATCCAGTGCGACATCGACGAGATTAATGACAATCTTGCTATATCCATTCCACCGATCGAGGGAGCAATCAAGGACATCCTTTCACTCAAAGCACAGTACGACCAGATCATGGAGGAGTTCAAGGGGTATACCGAGGACGACCTGGAACGCGGGGAGGTAGACTATTGGATCCGCAGGTTGATCAGTCAGGCACTGAGAGATATCCGTGAGCGTGGGACCGTCACAGCTGGTAATCAAGGGGCAATTGAGAACATTGGTCTAAATATGTCGTTCGTCACTATTGTGATGAATGGTTATCTTGAGAAGGAGGCTGAGTCCAGTGACCCGAGCGGAAAAGTACTCGAAGATTTCCTGAATGAGTGTGTTGATACGCTGCATGATACCGTTGCTAATTTTTCCGGGTACGGAGGATTTACTGGTGAGCGACCTATACACCTACCCACCAATACAGACACGAGCTAAAATAGAGTTCCAAACAATACGACAAGGACAGTGAGATGGTAGCCAATGCCGATTTAACATGGACCGACCTGTCGAGGGAGTGACATATACACCAGAGAGCCACAAACTGTGTAGATTTGTTAAACTGTTGATATGGCGTATAAAATATAACCATTAAAAGGTACCTAAAAATGAAAACCAGAAACTATGATGACATCAAAAACGAATTTGTGACCACAACTCAAGTGACAGAAGACAACCAGGAAGGGATCATGCCAACAAAGGATCTGCACAAACGGCTGATCACCACTGAGGATGAAAACGAGTTGACTCATGTTATCGAGTATTGGCGTGGGCCGGTTGGTGAAGTGGTTGACAAGAATACACTTGTTGACTTCAACAATTGTGAACTGGTTCACAGGTCAGTCCATGTTCAACTGAAAAAGAATGTCGCCCTGTTCCCAGAGATTGCTGAAGTCGGGTAAGACAGTTTTAATTTTAATTACCAGTAAGGAGATTTAACCATGGCGAATACACAAGCATTTTGTAATCAGGCAAAGGTCGATTTAATGAACGGCCTACATGCAATGGGAGCCAGTGTCATCAGAGCTGCTACAACCAAGGATGTATATAAGGCGGCTTTGTACCTTGTAACTGCCACCATTAACAAGACTGCAACCATCTACACTGCTACAGGTGAAGTTACAGGTACTAACTACACTGCGGGTGGTGTGGCTGTCACAACCGCTACAGCACCAGCATTAACTGTTGACACGGCCCACTTCACTCCAAGCGCGTCAATCGTGTATACCAACGTGACTTTAGCTGTCGCGTTTGATGCAGTGCTGATCTACAACAGCACATCTGCTACCAATCTGGCGTTGTCGGTTCACACCTTCGGTAGTCAGACCGTTACCGCCGGTGACTTCACATTGACCATGCCTGTCAACGACAACCTGACCGGCCTGATCCGTCTGGCTTAGTGGGAACAGTAAACACCCCACAATAGGAAAAATATGTAAGAGCCATGGCTATTTTATTCCGTGCTGTTGCTACAGCGACGGCAGAAGAGAGCGTATCTATAACGATAGCGAAACCCGCTGGCACCGTTTTAGACGATGTCATGGTGGCTATCATTTCGGATATTACCGATGGTACGCCTGCTGTAGTAGCCCCCGCAGGATGGGTAGCGCAACAAAATATTGGCTGGGGTGGTCAACAAATCCACTCTTGGATGTGGACTAAAGTTGCGGGAGCTGCGGAACCTGCCAACTATGTCTTTACGTCCGCAACCGCTGACTTAACCGGAGCCATTCACTCTTACTCTGGTGTTGACACGACCACCCCGGTCAATGTCAAAGGTCAACAGACCAACGTTTCATCTGTCTCGATAACGGCACCAAGTATTATTCCGACAGTAGCCAACACCATGCTTGTCGGTGCGTTCGCTACTGAAGCTGCCACTACTATCACTCCTGCAACGGGAATGACTGAGCGGAGTGACTTGCAAGGTGCTGGTGCTCTTGGCCCATCAACAGAAGAGACAGCGGACGAGGCGTGGGCGACTGCTGCTGCTACCGGAACACGCGTTGCTACGGCTGCGCTTGCTGGTCAAAATGTAGGACAACTGCTTGCCCTTGCCCCTGCTGTTGCTGGTGGTGGTGTCACTGTTGCATTGACTGGCGTCATAGGAACTTTGGCTGCGGGTGCTCTTGCCATTGGGCTTAGCCTTGGCTTAACAGGTACACCAAGCACACCCGCAGTAGGAAGCGTGACTGCGAGTATCCCCGTCACGGTTCCATTGACAGGAGTAGCCAGTACTCCCGCAGTAGGCAGTGCCTCTTCCTCCACTTCACAGCCATTGGTAGGTGTAGCTAACACTCCCGCTGTTGGAAGTGTGGTCGCAAGCATTCCTGTCACAGTTCCCCTGACAGGAGTAAGCAGCACTCCCGCAGCGGGCAATACCACGTCCATCAACTCACAACCCTTGGTAGGAGTAGCCAGCACTCCATCAGTAGGCAACGTAGGAATTAGTGTACCTGTCACAGTTGCACTGACAGGAGTAGCCAGCACTTCATCGGTAGGATCAGTCGGCTTTACTGAATCAGGTAATGTTGGGCTGACAGGATTGGCAAGCCCTTCATCAGTTGGAAGCGTATCTGCTGTTAACTCTCAGCCGTTGACAGGAGTAGCCAGCACTTCATCAGTAGGCAGTGTGCCACCCGCCAGTACACGACCACTGGTAGGAGCAGTAAGCACGACCGCAGTTGGAAGTGTGTCTGCTGGTGCTGCTGTCACTGTTGCAATAACGGGAGTGGCGAGCACTTCCGCAATAGATAGTTTAGGAATTGCCAAGTCAGGCACCGTTGCATTGACAGGAGCAGTAAGCACTCCCGCAGTGGGCAGTGTTGGGTTCACAGAGTCAGGCAATGTTGGGCTGACAGGGGTAGAAAGCATCCCCGCAGTTGGTACGGTAGGGATCGCCAAGTCCGGCACCGTTGCGCTGACAGGTATACAAGCTGCTGGCTCTGTTGGCACGGTAGGGATCATTGAGTCAGGCACAGTTCCCCTGACAGGAGTAAGCAGCACTCCCGCAGTAGGTAATGTGTCCGCAGGGAGCAATATCACATTACCACTGACGGGTGTGTCCAGCCCCTCCGCAGTGGGATCAGTAGGCTTTACCGAGTCAGGTAATGTTGGGCTGACAGGGGTCCAGGCTACAAGTGCTGTCGATAGTGTCAGTGGTAAGAATGACCAATCACTATCAGGCGCACAGACTACAAGTGCTGTTGGTAATTTAGGAGTTACTGAGTCAGGCACCGTCGCATTGACGGGGGTGCAAGCTAACAGTGCTGTCGATAGTGTGCTTGCTGTCAGTACACAACCGTTAACAGGTATTCAATCGAGCAGTGCTGTCGGGTTAGCCAGTCCGGTCAATAGCCGAGTGCTGTCTGGTGTTCCATCAACAACCGCAGTTGGAAATATAGTTGGAAATGTTACCGGGCCGGTCACTGTCGCACTGACTGGTGTAGAAAGTGCCCCCGCGGTAGGCAGTGTAGGGTTCACAGAATCCGGGGTGGTTGGCCTAACTGGATTGCAATCTAGTTCCGCAGTCGGATCAGTTGGCAATGGGAAATCAGTTTTATTGTCTGGAGTACAGGCCGGAGGGGAAGCCGGATCTGTTTCTTTTATAAACTCGAGAGAACTCTCTGGGGTTTTATCAACAACAGAAATAGGAAATATATCTCCATCAGGAGCGATCACTGTTTCACTGACAGGGGTGCAGTTAACCTCTATAGTGGATAATATTACGGCATCAATAGCTCGGAAGGTCATAGTTGCTAGATTTAATTTGTTATCTGTAGTCGATGCGACACTAACAGTCCCGACAACAATCGATGCGACACTAACAGTCCCGACAACAATCGATGCTAATCTGAAAGTGAGGCCAGTAAATGAGTGATATCCAGATCTGGTACAAGGACAACGATATGCTGATCGAGGTCGCAGGCGTGACCGACAAGATCACTGGTATCACTATCGACAATGCCACTATTACAGCAACTCTCAACGACAGCTCCGGTAGTCCAGTCGGCGGGATCGTCTGGCCACAATCAATCGATTTCGTCTCAGCTGGCCTATACCGTAAACAGATAGATAAGGCCGCTGTTATTGTCGACGGTGGCGGATATACACTGATCGTCGACCTCTCCACACCAGGAGGAACAGACGCACACTGGGAGATCCCTGTAGGGGGAGACGTGAGGACAAGTTGACACAAATATATCCATATCCATCTCCTAAACGGCTTCTCGAGAGGCTTGTGGAGGAACCACGGACGAAAAACAGACAAATGGATGTCATCCAATTCAAACAGGGCGGAAAGACGATGATCGATAAACCGGATGATACATGGTGGTGGTTGCTTCAAATCCTTCTCGTATCAGTTACCGGCGCCATTGGTGGATGCGGCGGAGCTGCTCACATTTTCCTTAGTCGAAATAAGTCTGTCCGATTCATGCAATTCATCGCTTACGTCATCCTTGGGATGATGATGAGCTTAATGGCCTTCGGCCTCCTCAGTTTCACTAATACATTTCTCAATCTCGGAATCCGATGGCCGCTTGAGGCCCTGGTTGCATTCAGCCTGGTTTGGGGATTTAGTGGATCGCTTGTGATGTCCGGAGTCAACATCATGATCCGATGGACAACGAAGCATTTTGGAAAATGGGATATAAAATTCACAGCCAGACAGGACGGTATAGACCGAAGAGAAGGAAATGGAAACAACAGAAAATAAACCATTCCTGGATCAGAGAGCTCCTCACAGGAGTTGATGCATATGTACCACCTCCCGCGGCAGTGCTGGACGTACAGCAGGACCGGCAGGCCGGAGGATATGGACAGGGTGACAGGCATCGTGCTCCACAAGATATCAGGGAAGTATGCCTTCCCGGACAACCCGTTCAATCCACAGTTGATCGATCAGAAGATCCTCGTCCCGTCTCGTTTCTCCTACAACGTCATGATCTACCGGGACGGACTGGCCGTGCGCCGGGTACCGGAACCCTTCAAGGCATTCCACGCCGGGAAGTCTGTGTACGAGGGTGAGAAATACTGCAACGGGTTCATGATCGGGATCAGTCTGGTCTCACTCGGTACCGATGGAAAACACGGGGAAGCATTCACGCCGGCACAAATTGAAAAGCTGATCGATGTCAGCGCCTACCTCGTCGAGCAGCACGACTTCGACCAGAAGCGGATCACGAGCCACGAGCACGTCCGAGAACGATGGAACCGTGAGTATCCGACCAAACCAGGACAATCCCGCCTCGGAGATCCCGGTAAATTCAAATGGTCTGACTTCAGAGACAGCCTGAGAGACCGACTGGCATGACCAACCACGCAACCAGGGGAAGATGGAGATCGCGCCGCCTGATGGCACAGGTGGCCTTCTGGGACCTTATCCTCGTCCTGCCAGTATCGGCTATCCTTTACAGCCTGAAGTTGATCGACGCGGCATACATATCAGCGATAGCCGGCATCGCAATAGCGGTCATCACCGGGCTGTTTGCAATCGTCTCGACCTTTATCGGTGCGGCCGCCTATGACGACGTTAACTACGACCGACAGGACAAGCCATGAACCTGATTCAGAGGGCCTCAGCGGTCACAGGAATGATTATCCTCGTAGGAGGAGGGGGATGGACCGTATCCAGGACATTCGCCACCACAGACCAGGTGAGGCTGGCTGAGACCAAGGCGGACTACGCCCTGGATATGCTTATCCAGTCCCTGCTGGATCAATTGGCGAGGCTGAAGGCGAAACCTAACAAGGATCTGGACGATTTCGGTCAGATCAGTTATCTCCGGGCCGAGATCGAGCGGCTTCGGAAAGTGAGGAGGGGACAATGATTCCATGGCTCAAAAAGATAATGTCGAAGGCGGTTGTAATAGCAATCGTATTCGTTCTCGGTGCGATATCTGGAGGGATGATTGCGTGGTCATACAGCAAGCGCAGCCAGGACAAGGCTGTAATTAA